AAGACATTCAAGATGTCTGTGATGCTCATTCTGGAAGACAAGGAAGACACAAGCACAATGAATCAAGTTTTCAGATATTTCTACATGAAGAATATCTCCCTGAACTCTTCTGAAAAGGCGCGTCATGTGATGTCCAAGCTTCCGGAGGTCATTAGGAGCCCTCTTTGTTTATTCCTGGCAAAAGGGTTTTTAGAGCTTCCCGAGCGTTTCGTAAGGATTGATGAACCTGGTGAGGACAGGATAAATGATTCTCTTCACGTCAAAATGATGACTCCTTTCGGATTCATGGCAGACACTGCTGAGAAGTTCCTCCTTGCCTCTTACATGTGCATGCTGCATAATAAGGATGAAGGAGAAGATTACTCGGGTTCGGTCAAGTGCATGACAAAAATGGCAAAGATGGAATACATATTGAGAGACAAATTGGATGAAGGCCCGCTAGAGTCAGATGACCCTAAATCTTTCTATGAATTCGACCCAGGGTACATCATCATGGGTGCGAAGATGTGCAAAGAAGAAATGGCAAAGAAGGACCAGATCGCTCAAGAGACAGATTTTCCCATGGGTTGCCTGCATGGTCTAACTCATCTCAAAACAATAGACTTCGCAACTACCAAGTCGAGTACAATCTCAATTCACAAGTCAGATATTAGAGGTCAAGAGCCCGACATGTATCCAAAAATCATGGCCAGACGACAGAAGTGTTTCCTGAGTGTCTGGGAACTCATAAACACTGCCTTGATCCACATGCTTGCAGTCAACAACATCCTTATTCTCTGGACCCTGATCACTGCCATAGGATATCTGGTTGTGACTATATTCAAAAAGAATCAAATTGGTGGCACTAGAGAAATTTCGATCTTAAGCATGATAGGTCGAATGATGGTGGCCATAATGGAATCAGTGACGAGAGGTCTTTGTGACATGATGGAGCAAGAATGCTTAACCAAACCTGAGATGAAGAAGAAGTTTGTTAGGAAGCACTTCAGAGATGTTCACAAAAGCAGATCAGAAGGCTCGAACTCCATCACGATTAAAATGTCCTCAGACATGACAACTTGGTGTCAGTGCTTTGTGATGCCAATGTTTGCATGCATGATGTCAGTTTTTCTCCCCAAACCACTATGGGGATTCGCCTCCAATGTTTTCAACCTGATGAGCAAAAAGAAAGTAGAGCTCCCTCCTTCGATGGCCAAAGGATTCACAAGGAGTCCAGACATATCAACTGATGCAGAACTGAGATACCCTGAGACATCTAGATTGAAAAAAGAATTCCTTGGAAAGGAGAGGATTAGGATAGTTGAAGGAGCTGGGATACCCGTGGTGAATTTGTGGGGGAACATGCTTCAGGGCATCCTGCACTACACCAGCAGCTTGTACCATTTGTGCCTGCTGATGGTTTATAAAAAGACATTAGAATCTCATGCTGCGTCACTCGGCATGTCCATTCATGTTAGCTTCCAGGCCTCATCTGATGATGAAGGAGTAATGGTGACCCTTTGGTCTTACACCAGTGATTTTAAGATGAAAGCAAAAATTTTTTTGAATGACATGAGGTGCATTAAACAAGCTGTTGATAGGAAATTCGGTGTTAAGACCTCTTGGGAAAAAACCACAATTGCAGTTGAAGATGTTTATGAATTCAACTCTCTATGGTATTTTGGGAACACGACAGTCAGCCCACTAATCAAGCTGGTTGCAACCGTCTGCAATGACACACCTGAGGAAAGCATAAGCAAAAGAGTCTCAAACTTACTTTCTCAAAACTTTGCTCTTAGGGAATCTGGTGCCAAGGGATCTTTATGCTCCATCATCTCAGGCGCACAAGTAATTGCACTGCAGAGGAACCTGGGCAGAGGGACAATGACTTGGTGGGACATCAAATGCGAAAATCTTTATAGAACTGGTCTGACAGCTGTCGGTGGGCTCAAAGCATTTTCACCCATAGAAGCAGGACTTGTTGACACCATGCTGTTGAACTATGATGTGTTAAAGAAGAATCCCAGGCCCAATAAAAACTCCAGCTTGGCCATGAAGCTTCAGCTGTATTCTTCTTTGAAAGAAGATGACATCCCAAACCTCAAAACTTTCTTCAGGATGTGGCCGACCGATAAGTTCGACTCTGCGCTTGAAAGGGTGGGTCTGGAGAAGACTGCTGAACTGACACAAGAAGACTTGCTACTATTCCTATTGGGCCCCGAAGATGTCGAACAATGCAAGAAATTGATGAGACACACACACACAAAAAAGAGCATATCGAGGAGCTTTATCTGGCTTAACAAAT